GATGCCTGGTAAACGATCTTTGACAGGGCACCGGATTGTCTGAGTATCTGGCCCGGCCATTTTCCCTTTTTCTTTCTGATGGCCCTGGTCATTAAAGAAAGCTTTGCCCATTTGGGCCTGCCTCCGACCTCAAAGTTTCGCAGCACTGAAGCGGTCACTGTTTCCCCGATGATCTCCATCGCAGGTTTGAGATTACGAAGGTTGTCATCAATCCGTGAAAGCATGAGCTTTACCTGTTCGTCTTTAATGCTTGTATCAATCTCAGCTTTAACGCCTGCCACTTGACATCTCCGGTGTTATTTGGTATTATTTATTTAATTCCCTGCGAAAGCCTCCGGGGGCCATGACCGCTGGGAAGGGAGGTGGCGGGAACCCGGGATTTTCCGTTAGCCTGCTCATTTGCCCCACAGCATCTTTACTCCCCGCCGTTGTCTGTCAATCGTTCCTTTCTTTGCATTCATCACGTTCCACATCGCCCATCCTTCGGGAGATATTTCTCCCACCACCACCACACCTTCTTTTTTTGTTTCTCGAAACAGCCCGATATATTTTTTGCGGACTTTGGTATTTTTTAGCTTTGCGGTTTCATACTCAGTCAGCAAAATTTCATAGGGATCTTCGATGACCTGCCGAAAATAGCTCAAATAACGCTCACGACCGCCCTTTCGATCCAGCATGGCATGGGCCAGGCTGTTCAAATCAACTTTGATTATTTCGCTATCCGGGCCTTTCAGTACGCCGAAACTTTCATTGGGTGAAATACCCATGATACGCTTAAAATCAGTTTCGATTTTTTCAAAGGCCGCCGTTTTTCCTATGGTCCCTGTCAGGTTTATAAGGCCGTCCGTCTTTCCTGGAGATGGATTCCAGAATCTCTCATCGATGTTTTTCTCAGCCAGCCTCCCCATATCTTTGGGTTTCAACTGGCCATTTATTTCTTTCCATGCGATGGCTCCCAGTCTTTTTTTGGCGGCTTTATCTGCAAAAATCTTTTCCAGACTGTGGGGACGCCCTCCCCAGCCTTCATCCGGCATAAGCGGTCTGCCAGGCATTTTTTTGCCGGTCACCGGATCGGTCGGCTCTATCAGTCCGCCGGTGATATCTTTGGTTTCGATCTTCCAGCCGTTGCGTTCTATTTCACGGGCGGAAACGCTCACAACCGTACACCGGCATTTAAACCCGTTCGGCGGATACCATGTTAGCCAGAATGGATGATCATACCGGTAAATTTTTCCATTCATGGCCGCGTGTTCCGGCCTGGTTGATATATCCATGACCGCCACATACCGCCAGTACGGTTTGGTCTTAACCACGGCAGGCGATGTCATCTGGCGATACCTGCCCGCCTGGTAGGCGGTCTGCATATTCGTACGAAATATGTTGTCTATCCGGTATGGCGAAAGCCTGTCATACCCGTGTTTGTCAAAGAGCGAATCAAATGATTTCTTAAATTCCTCCAGGGTCGAGCCGGTCTCCATCGACTTGATAAGTTCGTCTTTAACTCCGGAGAGGAGATCGGCTTTGGTAACCCCTGCGATGGTAAATGCCTTTGCCCGGAAAAAATCAACGGCCTCGGAAAACGGAGTCGCCGGTCCCCATTCTGCAAACCCGGCACCGCCCCCGATGCTTTTAACCCCGATATTGTCGGCAGTCATCAATGCGTCTGCAAGAGATTGTGCAAGCGGTTTTGCATCTAATTCGTCATACAGATTGAGTATATTTCTTTTCGCATCTTCAAGAGAGCCTGCGTTTTCCAGGAAATCCGCTATTTGCGCTTTATAATTGTCAAAGAACGCTGCCGCTTCGTTAATCTTTTCGATGACCAGATCGTCAATCTGACCCTGCGCTTTTAATGCTCGGCTTAGTTCAGAGTTTTTTTTTACGTCTTCCTGAAATGAACCGCCACTTTCCAATGCACCTTGAGATCCAGGCGGTTCAACAATCTCAAAATCATCTTCGGCAAGATTAAAGGTGCGCTGGTAGTACTTCGGAGTGAAGCGTACACCCTGATTGCTTAATTCCGTGTCACGCTCGGAACGCTCTTTTTGAATATCCTCTTCCTGGTAAAAGCTAAACTTGGGCGGAGTTGCACCGGCAAAATTCAGCTCGACAATCCAGGTAAACAACAGATTGAACGCCCCGGCCACCATCCGTTTATCCTGGTCAACCAGATCTCCTCTCACCTCCATGTGCTCTTTGGTGGCGGCAAAGGAGCCGCCCTTGTCGAGTTCGGTGGTCAGGGTCTGGCCTAAAATTGCCTTGGACACTTCACGGTTGGATGCGCTCACCAGCCTTTCGTAGATATCGGCGCTTGCGCTTTTGCCTGCCGCCTCTGTGATTTCAACGCTCTCATCATCGTTAATCACCGCCACCGCATCGGCCACCATTTTGCTCAGGTTATCCAGGAGCCTGGCCCGTTCGGTATCATTGGTTCCCCGGGGCACTTTGCCCCGAACCCAGGGCATGCCGAACTTTTCCGTAAAGACCGCCCAGTATTTAAAGCCTCCCCTTTTAAAAACCACAGGCCAGAAACAGCGGGACAAAACCCTTTCACCGTAAGGATTCTGATAGCTGGCATGATGCCTGGGAAGGAGGAATTTGTATTCGGGTATTTCTTCCCCTTCGATCATGTCATCGACCGATTTGAATCGCAGGTTGTTTTCCGGATCGAACTGAAACCACTCTGGAGGTTTACCGACCACTCTGTCGGGAAGCCATTTTCCCGCAATGGATTGCCAGATCACCTCCACAGGACTCATGCCGTAAAAGGGCGCATCGAGCATGTCGGTGATGATCTGGTAAACGTCCAGATCCTCCATCATATCGACGATCAGATTGTAAGCCCCTTTATCGGATTTTCTGCCTCCGGAAGCGGCATCTTTGATCTCCCACTCGCATGACAGGCTGCCCGATTTTCTTGACTGGTAGCAGCTCCAGACGTGAGCGTCTGACAATAGTTGCCGGTAAACCGTAATGTCCTGGCCCAGTTTGCGAAGCACCGGATCGGGGTCCGGTAAAAAACCCATGATCCCCATCCAGTCCAGTGAACGGCTGCGGGGAGCAATCTCCGTACTTAATGATTTGCGGTCATCAATCTCGATAAAATCGTGTTCGTTTATCCAGAGTTTCATAGGCCCCTGCTAATACGATGCATAATTAATCTTTTCCTGATACCCTTCCAGCCCTGTACCCGCCTTCCTCGCCCCTGCACTGATCACAACCGGTATTGCGCCAGCTCCGCCCTGGAGCATGCTCACCGCACCCTCAAGGCCGTCCGGGCCGTCATCGTTGATGTTTTTATTGAGCAGATATATAAGCTGCTCCATAAGCAGATCCTGATCGCTGTGATGCTTGCAAAAGCGCAGCTTGCCATATTCAACCAGGTATGAAAGCGTACCGATGATCCGGGCTTCCTTGTTCGTGCTGTGATGCAACGGCTGCCAGGGCAGATACCTGCCCATGTCTTTTGCATAATTAAAAATAGCTTCGTGCAGAAAATCGTGCAGCATGTTCTCTTCGATGCCCACGCTGCCGCCGTATTCATCATGCTGGCGATAGGAAGCCGCAAACATCTCTCCGGGGCTTGCATGCCGTATCCAGGCGTGAAGCACATAAAAAATCATTGTCGTGCGATCCAGCCCCACGGTGATAATCGCCTTAAAGTCGTTGCTTTCACCACTTTTAGCCGAAGGGTCCACAAAGGTGGCCACAAAAAGTGTTTTGCCTGCGATCTCTTCGATCTCATAAAAGACGAACCATTTTTCCGGAAAAGGACTGTCCTCCGCGCCGGTCAGGTTCATCATCTCGGCGTTAAAATCAACCGTACCCATCTGGCGGCGCTTTTTCTCCAGGCGTTCTTCGGGCCACAGCGCAGGCCACAAAGGCCGCTGACCCGGCTTGCCGAAATCGATCCAGGCTCTATAAACCCGACTGACATACAGCTTTGTGCCGTCTTCATCTTTTTCTGCGATAAATTGTGACAGCACGCTTTTGGGATGAAAAAGGTTGCCGATCATCAAAAACGTGTATCCGGCACCCATAGAGCCGATCACGGCCCGCTTTAGCCACTGGATGCCTTTTTTGACCAGCTTGGGATTTTCCACATTTTCGTCATTTTCAAAGTCATCGATTACCGCAAAATCAGGACGATATTGACGATTTTTCAGACCGCGCACTTTTTCGCCCCGGCCCCTTGCAAGTGTGCGGACACCGCTGCTTGATAAAAAATCATTCTTTTTCCAGGTAACGCTCCGCCTGCCGTAAGCGCTTTTAAGATCGCCGAAGTCGTGCTTCAGGCGCGGATTTTCTTCCAGCTCCGAACGTATGGCCAGGGTGAATCCGGTAGCCTGATCATTGGTATCCGAGATGACCAACTGAAACCAGCGAAGGGCATAGCAAACATTGCGGATCGGTACGCCGAGGGTGAAAAAGGTTGATTTGGCATGTTCCCTGGGAGCAGCCACAAAAACGCTTTCATCCCGGATCTCGGTCAATTCTTCCCATTCCTGGTGAAAGTCGCCATATTCAACCGTAAAATAATGCGGAAGATATGTAGCGCAAAAATACAGCAGGTCGTTTTTGGCCCGCGCTTTTCGCTCTTTCTGCTTCTCCGGCGTGTCGTCTTCAAAGGGCGATACGCTTTCGGTGATCCAGGATTTCAGGTCATCGGCCCACTGGTCGAAGCGTAGCTCTGTAAGTTTAGGTCGCCTGCGCATGCTGCTCCTTGAAACGCTCTATGATTTTTTCAAAATTATCCTTCCTGGCTAATATTTTCAGACCTGCAGGGTCGATTTCCCGTAGCGTTGCCGCTATAAATTCCAGGAATTCTAAAAACAGCGCTGGCCTGTCTATCTGGACTGTTTTCTCCTCTTTTTTGCCCTGCCGAGCAGCCATCATTT